ATTGACAGATCCCGCGCAAGCACTCAATCGGGCTGCTGAAATCATGGCGAGGATCAAAGAAGTCGTATCAGCAACCAATTTACCCCTGGCCGAGACAACAATGTTGGTTTCTGGAGAGCCAGATATCACCGAAACAACGATTGTTGTTGATGATCAGATGTTGCAATAACCTGACGATGAGCGCTTACAAAGATAATTACGACAAAATTACATGGGATCGAGCGAGTTATAATTCGCGTGCAAAATCGCGACAGCGAGTATCAGGGCCATATATTCAAGGCGATTACGAGCCTTATGAATGCCCAATAACGGGGAATATTATTGACGGAAAGCGCGAACACGCGCAGAATTTAGAGAAACATGGGTGCCGAGTTCACGAAAAAGGTGAATTTGAAGATGTTAAGAAGCATGGACGCGAGCGCTATGAAGCGGAATTAGATCGAGCGATTGACAAAGCAGTGGAAGCTGCGGCCCGTGAAATTGATTGGTAAACAGAAAGGTGAGCTTATGACAGACGATGCAGTAATTGGTGCAGAGCCGGTGGAGGAATCTATCGGGGATTTTATTGGCGAGCAATTCGACGTCGCTGAAGCATCGGATATTGAGTCATCACCTGTTGAAGAAATTCGGGATCGTGCGGAGAAACCCGCGCCCCAAAATGAAGCCGTCGAAATATCGGCGGAAACCGACGAGGTGAGTGCTGAGCCTGATGAATCTCAGACCGCTACAGCACCTCAATCTATGTCGGCCAAGGATCGTGAGGCATTCTATACTTTGCCGCCTGAGAGCCAGCAATGGATTTCAGATCGCGTCAAAGAGCAAGAATCCGATTACACGAAAAAGACAATGGAAGTTGCAGAACAGAGGAAATTTTACGAGAAATTAGAGCAGGCCATCGCGCCCCGGCGTCAACAACTCGCCATGAACGGCATGGACGATAGCACAGCGATCACGCAGCTATTTGCCCTGTCCGATTATGCCGAACGAGATCCGGTTAGTTTCACGCGCTATCTGCTCCACAACCGTGGCATTCCACTATCTGCCCTAACAGATAACGCCGGGGTAGAACCTGGCGACCCTCAAATTGCTGAAATGCAGCAGCGTTTGGCGGGTTTCGAGAATCATATTGCACAACAGAACCAGCAACAATTAGCACAACAGGGCCAAGTGGTAACTGGCGTTATAGACGATTTTGCTTCAAAGCATCCGTTCTACAGCGAGCTAGAAGCCGACATGGTTCCGATTGTGGTTTCGTTGAAAGAAAGCAAACCCGGATTAACGCACGATCAATATCTTGATCTGGCATATAAGATGGCCGCAGCGGCCAACGATAATGTGTCGAGCAAGATTGAGGTTGACCGCAAAGCCAAGAGCGATGCAGAGCGAGTAGCGCAGGCAAAGCAAAATGCCGCAAGCGCTCGACGCGCCGGGGGAACTAACATTCAACCAACCGGCAATTTGCCGCCAAGTGTTGCACATTCTAAAAATGTAGATGATTTTATCGGAGCCTTAGTTGACGAGCGCATTTCGGCGTAGATATAGGTGGAATAAACCATGCCAGCTAATAGTAGCTTTACAGAAATATCGGCGATCACATATCGTCATTTCAAAAACAAGTATGTGACGGATAACGTCTCAAACCACACCGCGTTGCACCAGCGGCTGACGGAAAAGGATCGGGTTGATCTCATTTCCGGCGGCTGGGAGATCCAGGTGCCGTTGGATTATGCCGAAAACGGCACCTACCAGCGCTACAGCGGTTACGACACGTTAGACATCGCACAGTCGGAAGTCTTCACCGCTGCGAACTTCTCATGGAAGCAGGTTGCAATTAACGTTGTCGCCAGTGGCCTCGAAGTGCGCCAGAATGCCGGTAAAGAAGGCGTCATTAAGCTCGTTAAAAACAAGCTGAAAAACGCCATGAAGACTGCCGGTAACAACTTTTCAAGTGATATGTACTCAGATGGCACCGCAGCGAACCAAATCAACGGTTTGCAAGCGTTAGTCTCTGATGCAGGCACCGGAACGGTTGGCGGTATCAACTCATCGACATATACGTTTTGGAAGTCAGGACTTCAATCGGCTGCTGCGCCAATCCAGGGCGGCGGTGCGATCACGCCTTCTTCAACAACTATCGAGAGCTTAATGCTCCCGTTGTGGTTGCAGTTGACGCGAAACAATGATCAGCCTGATTTGATTGTGATGGATGACACGTATTTTACGTTCTTCGATAACTCGCAGACGTCAATCCAGCGTTACACCAATACGACAGACCTGAAGACCGGGACTACTTCGCTCAAGTACAAAGGAGCGGATGTGGTATATGACAGTCTTGCAGCGGGTATGCCTGATCAACACGCATACTTCTTGAATACCGATTACATCGGACTTTGCGCCCATCGTGACGCAAACTGGACGGAAGTCCCCGAGAAATCATCGGTAAACCAAGACGCTGAAGTGCTGCCAATTATTTGGCAGGGCAACATGACTGTGAGCAATCGTTCGCTTCAGGGCGTAATGAAGGCTTAACCGGCAATCAGATCAGGAGAAAATCATGTCTGACTATCAAATCATTAACCCTATCGCCGGTATGCAGAATATCGCCGATACCTCGACAACTCAGAATCAGGTGCTGGGCACTATCGTGCAAGCTAACGATGTCGCCTCAACCGCCTATGGTTCTGGGATGTTTATCTATCTCGCGGGCGTAGCATCAACAGTGCTTGGCTCGTTTGTAACCTTTTACCAAGACGACAACACCACCGCGCTACTAGCCGCAAACGCTATCGGGCCGGTCGGCATCTCTATGTCAATTAATGTTGCCAGCCAATATGGTTGGTATCAGATATACGGCAAAGGTGTCGGCAAGTGCCTCGCTAGTTACGCCGATAACGGCTTAGTTTATGCAACTTCTACAGCAGGCAGCATCGATGACGCTGTTGTTTCTGGTGATCGGGTGAAGCTGGCTATTGGTGCATCGGCAATCGACACACCATCGACTGGCCTTGCGGAGTTTGAGATCCAATATCCGTTTATGGATGACGGCTCCTCCGCGTAAGCTCCTCCTCGTGGCTTTGGGCACCTCGAAAGGGGTGCCCTCTTTTAACTTCTGGAGGCATTTATGGTTGACATCAGACCGAGCGATAACGAAGAACGGCCATGCTATATCGAGTTCGAGCTTCGAGCCGATGAAGATAGAAACGCATCGATTGAGGCCGGGATGCCGGTATTCAAAGACGTTGAGTACGCGAAATTAACACCAGCAGGCAGTCAAGGCACGCTGGTTTCTGAGAAAGTAGTAACCGACCAGCTCTTAAACGAATGGCGTCATGGCAACAGGCGCGGTGATCGTCCAATTCCATATTATTTACAGGCATATGAAGCCTGGAAACAAGGGCTAGAAATGCCAGTGAATGGCTCCGACGTTAAACATTGGCCTGGAGTCACACCCGCGCAATTGAGAACGTGTCAAGAAGCGGGCATTAAAACAGTCGAAGATTTAGCACTGTCGAACGCCGACAGCATCCGGCGCTTAGGCATGGGCGGTTTAGCTTTGGTAAAAAAGGCCCAAATCTATTTAGAAAATGCTGGGACAAATAAAGCCGCAGAGCAAATTTCTGCGCTGGAACTGAAAATAGATGCGATGGAAAGCCTAGTGAAAACGCAAAGCGAGCAAATAACCGAGCTTCAAGACGACTTAGAGTCGCGTCCCGCAAAACGTGGCAGGCCTAGAAAAGAGGCGGCATGACACTTCTAACGATAGTCCAAAATTCGTGCGATTCGATTGGCTTGGCGCAGCCCTCGGCAGTTATTGGCTCGACAGATCAAAACATAATCGCACTGCAAGCGATGGCAAATACAGAGGGCCGTGAGCTGCTTGATAGATTCTCCTGGCCGGCTACGCAACTCGAAGTCACCCACACATCATTAGCCGCTGAATTGCAGGGCGTTATGACAACGCTTGCGCCTGGATTCAGCTATATCACTAGTTCGACATTTTGGGATCGAACATTAACGCAGCCAGTGCGTGGGCCATTATCGCCAATCGAATGGCAAGCGCTGAAAGCGATGACTGCAACCGGCCCATATGCAAGTTACCGAATATTCGGCGGCAAGTTATACGCATATCCCGCCCCGAGTGCCGGTAATATCC